TAAACTATATTTAAACTTAATGTTTTTTATTATTAGGTAAAAAAATAAATCAATTTTTTTTATCCTTTTAAAGAATTAAATTATTTTTTTAAAAAATGTTCGCGATGTGGCTTTTATTATATTAATCTAAAAAAAAGCGACATTGCGAACATTCTTTAAAGAATTAAAACTAATAAAAGATAAAGTGTTAATAACTGTATAAAAAAAAATACTTTTGACGCGTTTTAAAAATGATTAATAAAACAAATCTTTATTCTTTTCATAACAAATACTACAAAAATGTAAAATTAAATTTTTATCTGGTGAGTGTATTGTACAATTAAAATCATGCTCATTTATATTAATCTTTTTAATATATTGTTTAATTGGTGTTTCAATAATATTTTTATTAAATTCTTCTTCTTCTTTCCGTTTATTTTCTTTTCTTAGTTCTTCATAATATATTATTAGTTCTTCATCCGCTTTCAAAATAATTTCTGGATTCATTTATTATCTATACTTATATATATATATATATATATAAATATTTTTTAAGTATATAATAAAATCTTCTTTTAAAAATTTGTTTATAATTCTTTAAAGAATGTTCGCAATGTCGCTTTTATATATATTAATCTAAAAAAAGGGAGAGATTAAGAACACAATAAAAAAATTATAAAATAATAAAAAGAACAAAGGATTAATAATGTTATAAAAAAAATATTTTTGACAGTTTTTAATAAATTATTATTTTTCTTTATAAAAATATAATCTATTTATAATATAAATGAGTTATAGCAATGGCAAAGGACATTTTGCAGATAAACTTTATTATGACATTGTAATTTCAAATATTGATAGTAAAGATTCGCCGCCTACAAGTTTATATTTTAATGAAGTTAGAAATTCTCCTTTTGTTTATAAACCTGAAGATTATTATTTAAGCATTGTAAGATTTACATTAGATACTCCCTCACTTCCTATTTGGACTTGTATAATTCAAAATAATCAGCCTGATGTTAATTTATCTATATATAGTATAACATTATCATGGACAGACCCTTTAGGTGGTTCTACATTTTTTTATCAAAAATATCTCGAATTCGCTCCTCAAGTTTTATCATCACAAATTCCTATTCCACCTTCTCAAACTGTTAATGGATTACAAAATAATTCCACTGGTTATTATTATGTTTATAATTATCAATACGTTATATTTTTAGTTAATCAATGTTTTCAACAATGTTTTACAGAATTAAATAATTTAGTTGTAAGTGCTGGACATTCATTACCAACTACATTTGCTCCTATTCTTACTTTTGATACTCAACTAAATATAGCAATTTTGAACAGTGATATATTAGGATATAATACTAATGCTCTTAATTATATAAAGATTTTTATGAATAGTGCTTTATTTCAATTGTTTTCATCATTTCCAATTTATATTTTAGGTTCTTCACCTAATGGTAGAAATATTCAAATTCAAACTTATACATTTGGAGGACAAAATATAGCAGAATTCCCAAGTAATGCATTATTTCAATATAATGCTATTCAAACTTTTCAAGAATATTCAACAATATCTTTATGGACTCCTGTATTATCAATCGTTTTTTGTAGTAATACTCTTCCTATTGTTCCTAATCAAATAAGTGCTCCTCAGATTTTAGTTAATGGTTCTACAATTATTAATGATGGTAATAATAGCAATATAGCAAATATTATAACAGATTTAGTCGTCGCAGATGGTAATTATAAACCTTCAATCGTTTATAATCCTACGGCTCAATATAGACTTATAGAAATGCAAGGTAATCGCCCTTTAAATAATTTAGATATTGTTGTTTATTGGAAAGATAGATACGGAATTTTAAATCCTTTTACTTTAACAAGTGGATCAAGTGCTACTTTGAAAATTTTATTTTCAAAAAAATCAAGTGATGGCAATTATAAATAATTCTTTTAAAAAATTATTCAAAATGTTCGCCATCTATCCATTTATTATATTAATCTAAAAAAAGAGACATTGCGAACACTTTTAAAGAATTAAAACAATTCTTTAAAAGATTAAAAACTTTAAAAAATATTAATAACTGTATAAAAAAAATACTTTTGAAAGTTTTAAATATTCTAAGTTTATTATAAAAAAAATATATTGTTAATATATATATAATGGCTGATTTTAGAACCGTTCTTATAGAAGATGCAAGAATCGCAGATATTACAAGTCAAGAAATTTATGGGGTTCAGTCAAGCGCCTCACAATCTACTTATCAACAATTTCAAGCAGTTAGTTCTTCTAATTCTTCTATTGTTTTTAATATTCAAGTTCCAAGTGAAAATATTGTTATTGATAGACACGTTTTAATTCAATCAACCGTAACATTTACTGTTCAACTCGGAGGTGTTCCTAGTGGTAAACAATGCTTTCAATATGGATTAACTGACTGTGTTCAAGCATTTCCTCTTAACAGTCTTTTTACTACAACGCAATGCACTATTAATAATACATCTACTTCAACCAACACGCAGGATGTTTTACCAATGCTTATGAGAATGAATGATAAAAGGATGTTATCAAGATTAAATTCAATGACCCCCTCACTTCCTGACTGTCAATGGGGATATTATAAAGATGCTATAGGTGCTAATAGTAATCCTCTCGCATCTTTTAATAACAATTCTTATGATGAAGATTTTTCATCGCGTGGTTCTTATCCTGTTGATATTGTTATATCTCATTACATCGCGGGTGTTTACGCGAATAATTCAGTTATTTCTACTGGTATTACTGATACGTGGTCGATAGTTATAACTGGTCGATTTACAGAACCATTCCTCGCTTTATCTCCATGGGTTAATACTCAACCCGCTAATAATGCTGGTTTGGTAGGTGTTAATAATATGAGTTGGGTTTTAAATATTGATAATCAATGCAAACGTTTATTTTCTACGGCTAATACTGAAATTATTGATGGTGCAGGTGGTACAAAATTATTAACATCGTATATTACAGGTATTTCTTTAGGATCTACCGCTCAAAGTGTAGGATTTCAAAATACAAGACTTTTATTTAATTTCTTATCACTTCAACCTGAACAATACGCTAAAATATCAACTAAAAATGTCGTTCCTTATTATGATACTCCAAGATATTTAACAACTTTTACTAATTCTATCAGTCTCGCTCCTAGAGCAAGTGCTACTATCACTTCTCAAAGCATTCAATTAAATCAAGTTCCTGATATGATTTTAATCTGTGCAAGAGTTCCAATGAGTGCTCAAAACTGGGCTAATACTTCGTCATTCCTTACTATTAAAGGTATCACTGTCAATTTTAATAATGCTTCAGGTCTTTTAGCAAGTGCTACTCAAAATGATTTGTATTTACTCAGTGCAAGAAATGGCAGCGCTCAATCTTTTTATGAATTCCAAGGTTTAAGCACTGTTAATAATAATACTAATGGCAATGTTGATACTGTTCCTACAACTGGATCTTTATTAGTTCTCAATCCCGTCTATGATTTTTCGCTTCCAAGTTATTTAAGCAGTAGTTCTTTAGGTCAATATCAATTTCAATTTAATCTTCAGGTTTTTAATCAATTTGATTTTACAATCGTTCCTGAACTTTGTATCGTTTGTTATAATTCTGGTCTTTTTATTACTCAACAAGGTACAAGTTCTATTTACACTGGTATTTTAACAAAGCAGCAAGTTCTTGATACTAAAGCGCAAAATCCTATTCCTCATCTTGATTCTGGTGAGTACGCGAGACTTGTTGGAGGTAAGATGTCAAATATGGGAATGAGTAATGTTTTAAAAATGATTAAAGATAGACATCATTCAAAACCAATGAAAGCAGAAGAATGCGGAGGCGGTGAAAGTGGAGGGGCTGTTAGTGGTGGAAAGAGAGGTTCAAGACTTTCTAAATATGTTTCAAAGTAATTCATTAAGTAAAAATCTTTTATAAAATAATTATATTATATATATATATAATATAATGAATTCCTACCAACATTTAATAGCAAATAGTCTTTTATCATCTCAACACAAAATGATAAATCATTTAAGTCAACCACAACTTTTTAATAGTTCAACCCCTTCATTGTTTGGAGGAAAAAGGGCAAGGCAATGGGTTCTTACTGGTGAAAATGAATACGCGTATCCTTCAACACTCGCTGTCGGATCGCGTGGTTTTCATCGTAGAACCTTAGGAGGGTCTTTTTGGGGTGATGAAAACGGAGATTTAGATGGTGGAGGTATCAGTGGTGGTAAAAAATATAAAGTTAAATCTTTTGTTAATGATGTTAATGCCCTTGGGAAATTGATCCCTAAGTCTACAAGAGAAGCAATGACTGATAAAGCCAATGCTAAAATAGCAGGTGGTAAAAAATATAAAGTTAAATCTTTTGTTAATGATGTTAATGCCCTTGGGAAATTGATCCCTAAGTCTACAAGAGAAGCAATGACTGATAAAGCCAATGCTAAAAT